GTTTAGCTTTTTGAATTGACTTGCGCTTACTCTGTCAAAGGTTAGCGTATCTGTTCCTGCATTTACAACAACCCAAGTATCACCTAAATTACTTGATGCTGTGACATTAGGAAATTTCAAAGTAACAGCGCCACCAGTATGCACATACTTCTTGCTAATATTAGAAGTCATATCGTCAATGGCCGCAGAGCCTACTACAGTAGTTGGTGCAACAAATCCGATGTCAGAAGTAAGAGCTAGTGTTCCTGCTGATGTAGGGAGGGTGACGGTAACGTCTGCTGTTGAAGCTGGCCCTTGTAATGTAACAGAATTTGTGCCGTTATCAGTCCCCTCTTTAAATAAAATCTTACCACCAACACTAGCGCTGGTCGCCGCCATTGTAAGACCCGTTAATGAACCAACGCTTGTAATAGCTGTTTGCGCGGCCTGTGTAACAGTTAAAGCAGTTCCTGATACATTACCTGTTACATTACCTGTTACATCACCTGTTAATGTTCCGTGAATGGGCTTGCCAAACTCTATTTTTTCCCCACCGCTATTAGCAGTGTTGAACGTCATATATGCAGTGTTAGCCTCTTCAATAACTAATGCTGTAGCAGAGTTGTCAATTACTTTGATTGAGCTTGCCGCGCCAAATGTTAAAGCCCCGTCACCGCCAGCGGATAGAGTAAGGTCGCCTGAGATGTCAGCTGCGCCGTCGATATCTAGGCTGTCGCCTTTGATCTCACCTGTTACGTCTATAGGCTTATTAAAAGTTACTAAATCAGGAGTTAAAGACTGTATTGTTGCACTAGGTGCACCAGCTTTAGAAACTTGTATATCTAACTTAGCAGCATATGCACCATCAGAAGCACCAGAGTTTCCTACAGTGCCACCTGAATCTGTAAGTGTTGTTAAGAATCTTGAGTAATAAACATAGCCAGATAAAGTTCCATCACTGTTTACAGCTTTTCCTTCAGCAACTAAACTACCAACTACATCGCCATCAGCAGGAGTACCAGACGTTCTTTGTAAATGTAGGTCTGGAGCACCATTAGCATCGTCAGTAGAGTTTTCAATTATAAACTGACCGCTAGTATCGGTAGATGTAAATTTAACATTAGCAGAGCCAGTGTTTATGTTATAAGCAGCACCGCCTGTATCAACATCGACAGCTCCGTTAATGTCTAATGATGTTGCTTCAAGCTCACCTGCGACTGTGACTTGGTTTTGTGCAAGCGTAATCAGGTCTTCATCATCAAATGTGCCTATTGTACCGCTGTTTGATTTGGAAGCTGTAGGCGATCCAGCAGTGCCCATGCCCTCAACAATAATACCGCCAGCACTAGGTTGTAATCTAATGTTTTGAGTGCTGTCATTAATTCTACCAAAATGTAAATTAGTAAGTGTTCCATTTGTTGCCGCACCGTCTATGCTTAAACCTATAAATGACTCGTGGCCAAAAAAACCATCGCTAGCAGCGCCATCATTAGAAAGAGATCCATCATCTGCGCCAGTTAGCTTACCCCTAAGCTGTAGCTTGCCAGAACTTATGGTCAAATTACCTAATCCAAGCTGTGATATATTAGCGTCTAAATATTCTTCGCCTGCGGTAGTACCGTGAGTAGCATTATCAGCATTATGATTATAGTTAGCTTGTATAACAAATGCGGGGTTTTGATAACCTAATCCTTCAGATTGAACGTGTTCATGTTGCTCTGAGTCAAAGATAATCCTTGAGTTATTTTGGCTTGAGCCACCTTTACTGTCTGTGCTGTCATCTGCATCATAATCACCATCGACCTTCATTCGCAAGTCGCCCTGCTTCATAATGATGCCTTTAGCGCCAAGCCCTCCTGCTACACTTGTAACTAAGGGTGGATCAATCGTGACTGTGCCAGTGATGGCTGCATTGCCGTCAATGTCTAAGCTGTCGCCTTTAACTTCGCCTGTTACGTCTATGCCTGTATCTGTAGTTTCTAGCTTGGTGTTTGCGCCTTCGTGTTGAAGCTTAACGGCTGTGCCATTAGTTTGTGCCTGAATAACCATGTCGCCAGTTTTACTTGTAATGACTGATTGGGCGTCATTAAAATGTTGTATTCTTAAATCATAATCATCAGTTGCAGGTTTTTTTATGTCTATAAAAGAACCGTCAGTACCGCCCATCTCTATGCTTGCGTATTTACTTCCACTAGTTGCATCGGTGTCTATAAATAATCTAGCACTACCTGTCGAACTATGAATAGCCCCCTCAGTATCACCTGAACCTGCATCTACAGTAAGAGTATTTGTAGTAATCCCAGCTTGTAGTAAGCTAGGGTCTTGCAACCCTTCAGCAGTCATGCGTACTTCAAACTTGTCACCAGCAGAGAAGGTAGCTGACGTAGAAATACTACGGTCTATCGTATAAGTTTTAGTGCTTAAGGCGGTTACTTTTACTACCTCTTTTGTATTAGCATCGGCTTCTCGTTCTAAGGTAGCAAAGAAAAAATCTGTGTTGGCTACACTAGGAAAACCTGTGACGCTTTCTACAGTTACAGAAGTTGCGTCAGCTGCTATGTCAGCCGATAGAGTAGTGCTCGAGTTATTAGTAAATTTTACAGGCATCTAAGACCCCAAAGTTTTTGCGTTTAGCGTAAAAACATTAACGCCATTAGTAACGTCTGTAGGCGTTGATGAAACTATAAGTGACACTACAGCTCTTGCGTACGGATATGCTACTGTGCTTCTTGCGTACGGATACGCTGCAGTAGCCCTTGAATATGGATAGGCCACGGTAGCCCTTGCGTCTGGATGCGCTACTACTGCTCGAGCTGCCGCTATTCCAATAGTTACAGGCATCAGCCGTCAAACTCATCTCGTACATTAAATTTAAGCAGGTCATGTATTGTCATAACCGTGCCGTCGTCGTAAGTAACTTCTATCTCACCTTCGTAAGTGCCAGCAGTAGCAAACGTACTAGTAGCGGGAGTGAACGTTACTGTGCCGTCAGATGACGGACTGCCGCCTGTTAAGGTAGCTGACAAAGTAGTGCTGCCCGCCTTTCTTAAAAAAAGCCTGACCGTGCTGCTTGCTATACTTATAACGTCCCAAGTAGCGGGGTTCTGTGCATCTAAAGTAAACCCGGTTTCAGCTGTATTACTGTCTTTAATGGTCACAGTTATAACTGGTTTAGTATCACCTACCACATATTTAATCGTATCTGAGTATGCCATTAGCTTTCTCCAGCTAACATATTGGCGACTCGTTCACTACGTTGGCCTACTTGACGAGCGTAGTTACTATCTAGTAACTCAGCTCCGGCACGCTCAAACTCGCCCGCTTCTATGTAAGCGATTGTTTTCTTAAATTGTTGGAACTTAGATAATCCCATATTAAATACGAGGTTAATCACAGCTTCTTTGCGCTCTGCCGAAAGGTCTAAGAACCACGGGAATGCACGAGCACACTCGCCGGCGCACCGTGCTATATCGTTCTCAAGCAACACCATGGCTTCTTCTTTAGTGATTCCGACCTCCTGGATATTTCTCCCAACGCCAATAGTGAGCTTGTCCGCGCTGCAGCGATAAGGCTTCAGCTCGAGGCCCTCGTCTATAACTAATTGTTTTTTAAGCCTTTCTAAATCAATCATCTGTTTTATGACTCGCACCAAAGTAAAAACTAGAGATGCCAGAAACCAGACCACCAAGATAACCTAATACTAGGCTAACTATCGTGTCAGAATTTGCATCCGGGGGTTGTATTGTAACTAAAAATATGTAACCGATAAACCCAATTAAACTAAATAAGCCAAATACACGGGGCGTCCAGTCACCTTTGTGCGCTTTTCGCGCATCTTGTACATCAGCTGTTTCTAAAGCAAACAGGTCTACGTCCATCTCTTTGAGCTTAGCTTCAAAGTCCAGCTCTGCCTTTTTGATCTCTACGAGCTGTTCGGGGGTAGCATTCTGTACGGCTTTTTCAATAGATTGGGGGTCAGCTTTGCACCCTAATACAGCAGAGATAGCCTGTGCAGCAGTGCCGCCAAGCGGTCCAGCTAATGCTGTGCCCAGTGTGGGTGCGACTGCACCTATTAACCCTTTAATTGCACCAAAGTTCATTTCTTTTTACTCCTCTTCCGTTTTGCCATTGTGCTTACATTAGTCGGCTTACCTCCGGGATTACCGGCGGCTCGTTTTCTGGTAACGGCGCTACGTTTCTGAGCA